ATAGGAGACCTTAAGGGTTTATGTCTATCATTTGATATTGAGATATCAAAAAATGCAAGGAAACAAGATATTATTGAAGCTATTGAAGAAGCTAAAATTACTTGGGAAATGTATGAAGAATCATCAAAGTCTTTGTTTGATTATGAAGACGGTCCTACAAAAGAAGAAGTTAAGGTAAAAATACAAGAAGCAAAAGTAGAGTCTACAAAAGAAGAAAAAATTCTTCTAACTATGGCTATTAAACGTGGTGGATATTATGCTGGAAATGGTGTAAAGTTTGATATTGATGAACCATTTGTACTTGTAAACAAATCGCTGGCAGAGCAAATATTAGCTAACCAAGCAGATGAAGTAAGGGAGGCTACCAAGGAAGAAGTAAAATCTTTCTATGGTATTTAAATGGAAGTTTTAGTAAATGATTTAGGAACTGCTAGTTTTACCTATACCGCCCCACAAAATACAGCCAGTTTAGTTTACAGTGTTTATGATAATACTAATGAAACTTATATTCAATACGATGAATTAACCTTTGCAGACACTGCTGATATATGCACAATTACTATTGCAACTCCTGCAGTAATTACCCAAACAGCTCACGGATATGTTCTTGGAGATGCTATAAAGTTTTCTACAACTGGAGCACTACCAACTGGATTAAATACAAGTGCTATTTATTATGTAACAAACACAGCTACAAATACTTTTAATGTTTCAACTACTTATGAAAATGCGGAGGCTGGAACAAAAATTAATACTACTGGATCACAGTCAGGAGTACATAAAGCCTTAAAACAAGGAACAACTAGTTACACTATTGATTTAAATAGTGATGCGTCTAAATATGATAGATCATTAATAGTTGAAATACAGTCGATACAGGTAAATGGATATTCAACAGAAAATGTAGATATTACAATTAAAAGACCATATGCAACAGTATCTGAAATAACAACTTATTTTGAGAATTATAAAGTTACTGAAACTAACATAATTGGTGCTGAATCAGATTCATTTATTGAAAAACTTGAAAGAAAAGCAAGGTATTTGATTAATGCTTATATAAACTCAGAATTTAAGTTTGAATATAAGACAGTAGGTGCTTATGGACAAAATACCGATCTTTTGCATTTAGGTCAAAGAATTGAATCATTTGATAAGATTACCTATGATGACCTTGTAATTTATGATTCTACAGAAGATCCAGCTATTGATATTCTTGGAGCAACTGTAGCAATCGCACCAAGCAAGTTTGCTCTTAGGGTAGTAGCAGAAGGTGTAAACATCACTGAATGGGTAGATCAAAATCCTTTGGTAAACCCTTCATATTTTGGAAAAGACTCTTCATATTTAGTTCGTGGTGAATATGGATGGAAGGCAGTTCCAGAAGATATTAAGATTGCGGTATATGAACTGATTAATGACTTTATGTGCAGTGATTCTATTTATAGAAATAAAGGTTTAAAGTCAATTCAAAACGATTCCTTTAATCTTCAGTTTGCAGATGGAATGTTAAATGGTACTGGAAACCTATATGTAGACTCATTACTTTCTCAATATAAGGTTTGGAATCTAAAGGCGATTTAAATGTCTTGTTTAGCCCATTCTACATATAGTATGAAAGCAGATATTTATGTTTCAACCACCACCCGTAATGCAACAAACGGTATGATTGAAAAGTCTTGGGAACTTCAAGAAACAGTAGCCTGTTATGCTCGTGGTATTCTTGGATCACAACTTGGTGGAAACTCTGCACAGGTAGACTTAAAAGACTATATCACAATAACAAAAGATTTTATAAAAATTAGAACGGCAGCCCCAATATCCACTGAATACCGTGTTGTTGCAATAAGAAACTCTGAGGGTATTATTTGGACAGAAGAATATATTCAAAATACGGCAGGTGGTTTAGATGGAGCAACAATATTTGAACCATCTGGAACTACCCCACTTCTTGACTACTTAGGAAAAGTTCTAGAATATGAAACGGTATTAAAGCGTCAAGAAATACAGTCACTAGAAGTAGCTTAATATGGCAGTAGATACTGGTAAGATGGCTGAAAAGATTACAGCCACAGCAAGATACCATACTGAAACACTTGTAGAACTTCACAATAATCCACAAAATAAAAGTCAAATAATCAAAAATGGATTAAACATTGTTGGTCAATACTTTGGGTTTTATATGGATAACTTAGCAAGAAGAGATAGTGCATCTTTTCATCACGTTTATGAAAACGATAAAATAGGCAGTGCAAATGCTAGATTATTCTATTATACTATTGTGGCAACTTCTGGTAATCCAAGTATACAATATACTTTTAAAGACGCTACAGTGCCTGAGAGAAGCGGTCAGGTGTTTAGAAAAAGAGCCTTTGTAATGGAAGAGGGCAATCCAGTTACAATAAGACCAAGAAACGGAAAGTACCTTGTTTTTGATATAGATGGAGAAAAGGTATTTACAAAAAAATCCTATGTTCCAAATCCTGGAGGAACTGCAGTTTCAGGAGCATTTGAAAGAACATTCAATTCTTATATGAATAGGCAAGCATCTATGATGTTAGAAGATGTTGGTTTTTATGATAAAATTAACCAAGAGATGTTTAAAGAATCAGAAGTTACTTTATCTAGGATTTCTTCTGGAAACCTTAATAGCTCTGGAATGGCTAAAGAGTCAGCAAATAGAATCGCTAGGAGATCAAAGTAATGCCAGATTATACAAAATTACCAGTTATGTTAATTGGCAATTATCTTTGGGCTTTGGCTAAAGGTCAAGTTACTGGAAGTACAAAACTTTCTAGTACAGTCTGGGATACAGATGCTTATGATATTCAGCCTATTTTTGCTATTAATGATTCAAATGCTATTACCAACCCAAAACCTTATATCCTGTATGACTTTCTTTATACTGGGGTGGAAGCTAAAACATTCCCACTAATTAGAGAAGAAGCAACCCTTACTATAGTAGGATCTTGGGATAAATTATATCCCCTAAAGAACTTCATTTATGATACTTTGAGCAAGTTTGATATTTCAGCATTTGATATAAATAACCATATCAGAGATACTGGAATTAACTTTAAATACATCAAGGTTCGCCAAGAACAATATTCCCTAGATGAGAAAAAGCCTGTTGGCTTAGAGTCTGGTCTTAATCTTTCTACCCTATATGTAACATATGAGTATTCACGCTCGTAAGAGATTTGTGGTAAAATAGATATTGAGGAAGCCCCCGAAAGCTAAATCAACAAAAAGCAGGAGGTGCAAATAAAAAAATGGCTAATAATTCAAAAAATATTATTGTTGGTGCTGGTGTTCTTTACATCGGTGCAGACAATACTGAAAAAACAGTAACAGACATCCCAGATGTCGCTGGAGGAAATTCAACAAAGACTTTTGTGGCTAACACCCAAGGTACATACCAGACTCCAGCCAACGTAAACTCAACAAAGTTTACTCACGTTGGTTTTACATCGGAAGGTGTAGATATGTCCTTTGAACCAGATTACGGCGAAGTACAGGTTGATCAACTTCTAGACGTTGCTAAGATTTACAAGCAAGGTCAAAAAGTTATGATTAAGACTACTCTTACAGAAGCAACATTGGAAAACTTCCTTGTTGTTCTTGGTGGAAAGTCAACCGACCTAGAATCAGCAAGTCTTGCTGCTTCATCTGAAGGAAAGACTCGTGTCTTGAATCTTAATGGTGGTGCTCTAGGATACGCTCCAGTAGAGCGTTCTATTCTTATCGTAGGTCCAGGTCCAGCTTCATTGCTAGACACAACCCCTAACGGTGGAACAGTCGTAGAACGTATTTACTTAGGTTCTCGTGCTCTATCTATGGAAACAGTTTCTGTAGGTATCAAGCGTAACGAAGCTACGGTGTTCCCAGTAACATTCCGCTTACTCCCGTCTGACTCGCAAACAGCAGCTGATGGAAACGCAATTTACGGAAAAGTTATCGATCGTGTTTACACTGCGTAACTTATAACTAAATATCGTGTAATATGGTGGGTAGAAATACCCACCATATTGCTTTTACATAATAAATAGTAGGCTATAATGGACAAAGGAACAACATAGGAGAAAAATGGCTACCAAGATTTACGAATCGATCGAAATGGAACTACAAGATGGAACAATCATTACTGTAAAACCATTAAACTTAAAGAACCTACGTCAGGTTATGACGAAGTGGAGAGAAGTTGAAACAAAAACTACAGAAGATGAGTTTTTAGACCTTCTGCTTGAATGCACATCCATTGCAATGAAACAATTCGCACCAGAGATTTCTGAAAAGGAAAAGCTAGAAGAGGCTTTAGATCTTCAATCTATGTATAAAATATTGGAGGTTGCTGCAGATATCAAGCTTAACGACCCAAACCTGCTAACGGCAGCTCAGGAACTAGCTGGAATGAACTAGACCTAGCTGCCCTAGAATCGGAAGTATTCCTTCTGGGTCACTGGAAAGACTATGATGAACTTGAATCAAGTCTTTCTATGCAAGAATTGATAGCTACATTAGGTGCGATGCATGACAAAGAAAATCGTCAAAATAAGTTTTTAGCTGCCATCCAAGGAATTGACTTGTCTGAAAACAGTTCAAGTCAGTCTGGTCCAGATGCCCCAGTAAGTCTTTCAGAGGTTAGTGCAAGAGCAGAAAGAAGATTAGGCGGAGATGACAATTCTGCTTATGCTTTACAGTTTGGCATAAGTGCAAGTGATGGTCTTGGCTATGAAGTTATGGGGTTGGAAAATATAAATGGCTAATATTAATGCTCAATTTAATTATTCAGCCAACTTTGGTCCAGTTATTGGACAAATGCAAAAGCTTACTGCTGAAGCAAACCTATTAAACAATACATTACAAAATCTTGATAAGCAAGCGGTAGGCTTAAAGACAAGCCTGGCTTCCTCATTCGCATCTGATCTTGGAAAGATCGGTGGATACAATGCCAAGATGATTGAACTTACTGATTCTGTTGATCAGTTTGGTCAATCCCTTTTAAAGCAAAAACTTACCTTAAAAGAATATGCACAAGAAGCTATTGGTGCATTCTCAAAATCATCTAATGCACATAAACTTGCTGTTCGTGAAGTAGCCAGAGAAATGTCACAACTTGTGACTCTTGGCAAGGGTATGGATGGAAAGCAAATGGGTATGATGATTACCCCTGCAACAATTAACCTTAAAGATTTTAACACCCAACTTGCTGTATCTCAAAAACAGTGGTCTATCTTTAATAGTCTTGTTCAAGATGGGACAACCCATTTAATTAACTTTGGTAAGAATACTCAGTGGGCTGGTCGTCAGATTACTGTTGGTCTTACCGTTCCTTTAACTATTTATGGAAATGCAGTATCTAAGATTTTCCGTGAAGTAGATGCAGAACTTACACGTTTCCAGAAAGTTTATGGAAGTGACTTAATGAACAGCACCTCTGAGTCTACTAATAGTATGGTTAATGATGTTCGTAATCTTGCTATAGAATTTTCAAAGTCATTTGGAATTGCAGCAAAAGAAACAGCCTCTCTAGCAGCCGACCTTGCAGCAACTGGTTTAGAGGGACAAAAACTTCTTGCCTCACTTAGAGAAACAACTCGTCTTGCCGTACTTGGTGATGTTTCAAATCAAGACGCAATGAAAACAACTTTGTCCTTGCAGAATGCCTTTAAGATAAGTACTGATGAACTTGCTAGTTCTGTAAACTTCCTTAACGCAGTAGAAAACCAAACTTCTCTTTCTCTACAAGATTTAACAACAGCAATTCCAAAAGCTGGACCAGTTGTTAAAGCACTTGGCGGTGACGTAAAAGATTTATCCCTATTGATGGTAGCCCTTAAAGAAGGTGGTATCTCAGCAGCAGAAGGTGCTAATGCTCTAAAGTCTGGTATGGCATCTTTGATTAATCCAACAAAGCAAGCATCTATAACTGCAAAACAATACGGCATTGATATTAATGGAATTGTTCAAGCAAACCGTGGACAACTTATGCCAACAATTATTGCTTTCCAACAGCAACTACAACTTCTTGATGATTTTGGTAAAGCCCAAGTTATTGAAAATGTTTTTGGTAAATATCAGTTTGCTCGTATCTCTGCACTATTTGATAACTTAAATGCAAGTGCTTCCCAGACAAATGCGGTACTTGGTTTGATGGGTAAGTCAAATAAAGAACTTGCAGCAACTGCATATCAGGAAATGGATACTTTGATGAATAGTTCTTCAAAGCGTTTCCAACGTGCTATTGAAGGAATTAAGGCACAGTTTATTTCTATTGGTGGATCTATTACTGCTTCAATCACCCCAATTCTTGAAAACCTAATGGGTAAGATTGGAAAGGCTATTGAGTTTTTTCAAAATCTTCCAAAGCCAGTAAAATCATTTATTAAAGTAGCAACAGGTTTAACTGCTATTGCTGGTCCAATTATTATGATGGTTGGTATTTTCTCTAACTTCCTTGGATATATTGGCAAGGGTGCTATGGGTATGGTTAATCTTGGTAGACGTATGGCTGGTCTTCCAACTCAAAAATTTGAGATGCTTACTGATACCCAAATTATGGCTACTAAGGCTACAGAACAATTATCAATGTCCTTTGATAGAGAAAGGTCAAGTGTTGAAAGACTTAATCAGGCACTTGGTATTTATAGACAAAACCTTGTAGATGCAATTAGTTTAAATCCAGCATTTGTAAATAGACAGATGCCTTCTGTTTCTTCAACACCACCAACAGCAAAATTGCAAAGAGGTGGTAGTCCTTTTGTTCCAGGTTCTGGTAGTGGAGATAAAGTTCCTGCAATGCTTGAGCCAGGAGAATATGTTGTAAATAAAAAAGCAGCAGCTAAATATTCTTCAACTTTAGATCAGATTAATTTCCAGTCTGCACCACGATTCCAAAATGGTGGAAGAATGCCAGGATATGCAGATACCTCCACATCGTTTAATTATTCTGCATCATATCCAGTCGAAGGATTTAAGTTTGACCAATCAAAACATTTAGTTCTTGCTAATGGAAAAGTTATGCAAAAATCTGAATATGATAGAATTTCCTCTCAAGGTGGAAGATTACCTGTATTAATGAGAGATGATATGAATCCATATATTAACGAAAAATATCAAAGTAGTTTGAGATATAATCTTGGCGGTGAAAATCCATTTGTTGGTCCACTCCCTCAAGTTTCTTATCAAGCAATGGGCAGAGCAGGAGTAGGTGGATCTCGTAATATTTATGGATATCCTTTTAACTCAGAACAAGAAGCAGCAGCATTTTCTGCATTAAATAGTACAACTTTTGGTGGTAATAGTGCTGGCTCACAAACTTCTAATATTTTAAGAAGCATTAATGACCCACAACAAAAGGCATATGCTGACTGGATATCTGGACATAATTCAAATCAATTTAGAGCCAATACTGGTGTTATGAAAAGACTGGATATGGAAGGTCATCGCCAGCAAATGCTCAATAGTATGGGTCCAATATCTGAAAATATTCCTTTATTTAGAGGAACGGTTCTTAGAGAAAAGGGTGCTAATGAATTTTCAGGTGTAGGTGCTAGAGAACTTCTTATGTACATTAAGAATGGAATGTTTGAAAAGGCTATGGGAAAGAAAATCCAGTGGTCAGATATGCAATCATTTTCTACTATTCCAAATATTTCAAACTATAATAAGTTTATTGAGTCTTGGACAAACCCATCAAACACCAATTCAAAGAAAGCAGTAGATAGACAATTAGCAAATATGGAAATGCTTCCAGTTATATTTAGGCTTGCAAATGCTCAAGGACAAACTGGATTTAACATATCTTCAAAGGCTATGGTTCAAGAAGTTATGGGAAAGCCTGTTGATGAAAAAGAATGGGTATTAAATAATCCATCTGGAACTATTACTGGTATCCGCCAAGATATGGGTACAAAGCACTACATCATTGATCTTATGCAAAAGGGCGGTAGAGTACAAAGCCATCAAGATGAATCATTAATGCCAGAAAAGTATTCAAAGAAAATGGAAGGCATTCAATCTGTTATGGATGCAACTGCCCAAGAAGCAACTGCTGGTATGTATGCTGGAATGCCAATGACAGACGTTGGAAACCTAGTTGATAGAATTGGTGGTCGCTCTGCTGCAATTCCTGGAGCAAGTGGAATATATGAACAAGGTGGAGTTAGAAGTGTTGTAAAGGGTCATAACACCGCAACTTCTGCAAGAATTGAAGCAATCGCTTCAGCACTAACAAGATCTGTATTTGGTTTAGAATCACCAGTTCAAGAATTTATTAAGTTTGCTCATCCAGAAACTTCATCTCCAATGTTTGGAGTAAGATCACCATTTGATGCTAAGTTTGCAAAAACAAGTGGAAAGATAGGTGCTGGTGATTTCTTTATGCAAGCACTATCTGCAATTATTCGTGGAGATAGTGATTTACAACCAGACAATCTTTATGATGGAATTGTTGTTGATCAAGGTGCAGGTTATGGCTCAGATAGAGCATCTCAGCCAAGAGGTTTGACAGGTAAAAAGTTCTCTGTTCAAGATCAGGCTAAAGTCAACTTCCTAATGCAAAAGGGCGGTGCAAGAAGATGGTTTACAGAAGCAACCGCAGGTATTGCACAGGGAATGACAAGAGAACAATATATCGCTGGATTTATGCAAGCAATATCAACAGCACAGGCAAACTTCCCAGCAGCTATGGCATCTCTTGCAGGAATGAATCTTACAAAAGAAGAGCAACAAATATTTGGTGTACTTGCTGGAGACCTTCAAGCAGCACAAGGAATTGACTGGGGTTCAGTATATGATAGTCACGTTGGTGTTACCCCAGAAGTAAAGAAACCACCAACAGAGGCAGCAGCAGCAAAAGCATTGCTTACAAAGCAAGCAAATAAAGAAGAATATGAAAAAGCAACTGCTGCAGGTTATCCAAGTTGGATGGGATATGCATTAGGTGGAAGAGTTAATGGATATCAAGATGTTTCAACAATGTTTTATGGAACTGGTCACGGAATTAAAAAAGCATCAGCACCTAAAGACTGGAAGAAAGCAATTTTTGCTGGATTAGATTCTCCATTAGTTAAAAAGCGTTCTTCAAATGCTTCAGGTATGGGTCTTGCTAACTCTAGTAGAATTGAAATTGCTCATACAAAGTCAGACGTTTATAAAAAAGTTCTTGGATACAATGCAAAACAGTGGGATGGATCTGAAATTTTTGAAGTTGGTCTTATTAATAATCTTCTTAATATGCTTGATGGAACTGGTACTGTAGGAAAATTTGCACAAAAGTGGATGGGAAATGCAGTAAATGTACAACCAGATTCAAAAACAGAAGGAACTAGATTATTTAATGCTTTAGGAAAGGCAATTCCTCACCTTGGTGATAAAGATGCTCCAAAGGGTAATTCAAGAAATTGGATTTTAAAAGCACACGAGTTCTTATCAAATCCAGAAAACATTGACTACTATAGTCAAAAAGTTAAAATTAATGATTTTATTCGTGGAAGCGTAAGTCCTCTACAAACATTAAGTGAAGACGTTCCTAAAAATATTAAAGAAAAAATTAAAGGTATGCAATCTGGCGGTAGACTAAATGGATATGCAACTGAAACAACTTCTTGGGCAAAGAAAGCAGCAGCACCTAAAGCATATGCAGGTGTTTTACAAGGTATTCCTAATTGGGCTACAAAGGCTAATGAATATAATGCTATTGTTTCTGCATTACAAAATGCAGGTATTCCT